GTCCTTGAAACTGTTGTCTATCTTCTACTGGTGATGCTTCACCCCTACCTCTACCTGTTTTACCCTCACCGAGCAAACTTTCTGTTTCCGGCACCATAAGTGGATCTTTTGATACCTTAAACTCACCTGTATGTGTTCTTGTAACAGCGAATCCTAATTGTTGTAGTGCTAACATATTCTCTATCTCTACACCCTGTATCTGCAAGTCCCTTAACTTATCTGTTTCTTCTCCTGTCTTTAATCTTAATTCCCAATCCTCCACTCCATTAATTTTTGCTAACTTTAACAAGAATGAGTTCTTTAATATATCTTGTCCCCATTTAATTGCTCTGTTTGTAATTGTAACTTGAAGTCCTTCCTGTGACCAACCAGTAGGAAGTTCTCCAAAGTATAGAGGAAGCACACCATATATAGCTCCTATAATCATTCTTAGTTCTTTTCTTATCTCTGTAAATTCTAATTCCTTTAATGAACCTGTAAAGTCAATCCACTGTGCCATATTCTTACCACCCGGCTTGTCTGATTCTACTAATAATGGATGTATCATATATGGATCTTCTGTTGCCTTTTGTTCAAGTGCATCCCAAGACTTTCTAAATGTTTCGTAATTACGAGATGCAATTACTAACATACCTCTTGGAGGTCGCATTTTATCGAAATATTTTCTAATATACTCATCCATATGTGATAAAGCCATTACCTTAGACCATATTGCATAGATTGGCGAGAACCCATAAATCAAACCCGGTCGGTACTTTCCTGCCTTCCAAATAACTTCACCCTCACCATAAATGACTCTCTTTGGTTGTGGTATGCCTATAGAATAAACTGAATTGACTTCAAAGATTGCTTTGAGAGCTTGAGCTCCACATTCATCACAATGATCACTTACAAGTCTTTTTGCCCTATGTTCAAATCTAGGACACACATAAACTGGATTATGTTTATCATCAAAACCAACCCTACCATCAGAATCGGCTATCATGGCGACTTGTGGTGGATCAACTCTTAACAGTTCTTTAATTACTGTTTTATCTTCTTCTATCTCGCCTGTAGCATCATTGATTGAATAATTCTTTAATAAAAGTAAATATGCGTTGTCTGCTATCTCCAAGTCACGTTCTAACATTCTCATTATGTCTTCTATTGTTTGTTGGTTTGAATTAACTGGATTGTATAATATATCTTCAAGTTTCTTTCTGTTTGTTGGTTCAGGTCTTAATAGATCTGTACTTAGACAAGTATCACATTGTAATGCTTCATCAGTAGCCTGTCTATTATCTTCTGGTTTCTTTACTGCTTTCTCTGTTGAAGCAGAACCAATAGAATCTGCATTACTCTCATTTGTTGATTGTGGCTGTTCATCTCTAATTGCATCCTTTAAAGGTTTATATTGAAACTCTTTTGCACAGTTATTACATTTATACTTGAACTTCTCAACTATCTCAAACCCATTCTTAAACATCTCACGATTAACTGTTTCGATTGGTATTCTTAAAGAATCAACATTATCTGCTAACTCATAAATCATTATTAATGGAAATGGAAAAATTGGTAATTTAGCACCTGTGTCGGTAGCCATATATGGTTGGGCTACTGATGGTCTAACAGTTGTTTCTGTCATGGATTTTGTTCTAAAATTGAACATACCCTTTATCCTATCGGTAAATCCCATATAATACCGTTATTACCTTGCTATATAAACTTTGTCAAGATTTGTTATAGATTTGTTAGTGTTTTGTCACTAGCCACCATGCTCTATGCATGATATGTTTCTAGCTTCTTTAGTGCATTTGCACTTACCATCGCCAGTTTCTACTACTCTTCCCTCAACATCTTCTGCTGATTCTGATCTTCCTAGTTTCATCATATATTTATACCATATCTATAATATATAGTTGTGGGTGGTGTGAGTTCGCATATCCTCTACGGAAGGTCTGGAGTAACTAACCAGCCCACAATAATCTTTAAAGGTGTTTAAACACTTCAATATCTATGGAAGATTGGGATCTTATTAGCGAAGCTGCTACAATGGTAATGGATGCGTTCAAGAGAAAGAAACCAACACCTTCATCAAATCTTGACTTGACAAACAAACATGACTTTGAGGTGTTTTTGGGTGCATTGATGGGTGCTATAGAAGCTATTGGAATTATAACTGAAAAAGAAGATAACAGAACACATAACGCAATAATAAACGCATTGGAAAGGTTGGCGTATAGATAATGGTCGAATTAGAGTTAGAGGATTATAACGAACTATTCGATTGGTTCACTTTGCTTTTTGGCAAAGATCCAAAAAAGATAACAATGCAGGCTAAAAAGACATTTTGGAAACTACAGTTCCTTTCAGAAGATAAGATAAAGGAACATGAGGAAGACCTTGACGATGAGAAATGAGATAATAGTCATCCTAATGGCTGGATTTATCGTAGTGTTAGTATGGGGTTTATACATAAATCTTATATATTGGGGTAGTATAGACAATAGTATGGATGTTTGTAGGGAACATATGAACGCCTCAACAAAAATATGTAACTTTGGGGGTGGATTAATATAGTCAAAAAGAAAGTACCTAGAAAGAAAGCTTCTGTAAAATGTAGCGAATTTACAAATGTACGATTTATAGGTGTAATAGCAGTATTTGGAATAATTGGATATTTGGTAGGTGTAGCACTAGGATGAATATAGATCATTTTGGTATATGCGTTACATTCATAGTAGTGGGTGTAGCCCTAGCAATAACTGGAACTGTGGGACTTGAAATAAACATATTCCCTGAATCAAGTAATACACAAAATTTCCTTGAATACTGTAAACAAATCAACATAAAGTGTTAATAAATGTCGCATTGTATAGTTAGGGATAATGATGAGGAGTTCGATACTAATATTGACATGGATTTTTCCTACGCTGCAATAGAAGAGTGGAAGCATAAATGGAATCCTAAGAAAGTAAGACGAAGAAAATATGGATATGTAACGTATAGGGTAACTAATGAGTCAAAGCACTTCCCTAACAGCAAGTTTGAGGATAAGGCATTGGCAATAGCACTAAGACAATGGGGGTTAAGGACACAAGATATAAGATTTAAAAGAGTAACAGGTACAGCAGATATAGAAATGAAGTTTGCAGACAAGCAAGATGACAAGTTCTTTAGAGATAAGCCAAGCACATTGGCATATGCATACTTTCCCAATGGTCAGAAGATTGGTGGTGATATAACATTTAACGATAGTGTGATTTGGACAACTAATGGAAAGCCTGTAAATGCACATAAGGTGTTTCCTGATAAATACCCACCTAACACTAGAACAAAACTACGTACATATAACATGGTACACACACTCTTACACGAATGTGGTCATGCTATAGGTCTTAAACATTGTCAGCAACATAAGGATTGCATAATGTACCCATACTATAACGGTAAGGTTAGGTTGCATAACCACGATGTTCAACGCATACAGTTAATCTATGGTGCAAGGCGAACGAGCCAACGTATAATCGAATACTTCCGTAAGCGTATGCTACGTAAATGGGGGGGTTAAACGTGGCGAAGCCACCTTTTCGGTTTTTAGCAAGACTTATATAACAATCATGCGTATGTCAAACAATGTCAAGTATAAATGTGAAAAGTGTGGATGGAGGTATCAGGGTGATATGAGCCATCTATACGTCATATTGAAGCACAAGAAGAAACATGGTGAGGATAATGGTTAGCAACTGGTATCTCTATGTAGGTATATTTTTGGCTTGTACGGGCGTATTGACTATTCCCGGCGTAGTAATGATCGGCTATTGGTTCATCAAGTATTTCATGGATAGTGGTGGTGTAAAGGGTGTTAAAGTGGATAAAGTGAAAGAGATAAAGTCTAACTATCGAAAGCAGATGGATAAGGTTGACGAAGCGTTAAAACAGGTTAGCGAACTGCAATCATCAAATTCGCAGAATTATGTGGAGGAGAAGAGGTTGAAGAGTTGGCGTTGAAAAAAGTAAAGGGTTACACATTGAAAGATGGTGAGATTAACAAAGTGGTCTATATGCATGATTATGAGCAAATGATTGAGGATATGAAGTTGATTAAAAAGACGAAAATACCACTTGCTAAAAAGAATCCATTTCCTGATGAAGATGTACTAGGTGAGCTTAGGTCTGGTGGTGGAAATGGTAATTTCCATGCACATAACTGCGAATGTGGGGAGTGCGTTGAAGCCTAAAAAGATCATTGTGGCAAAAGGCTTTGTCAATGCAAAGGAAACTTGTCAGCATACTAATTATAACATAATCAAATCAGGGTTTTATAAATATCTTATATGTCGCAGTTGTGGTAGAAACATGGGTGAGGTGGATGATTTCCAACGGACAGATAAGTAAGATTAT